AGCAAATCTCAGTGCATTCAATGCGCTGCATTCAACAGCAATTGATGCAGATACCATTCTCAATGCAATCAACGCAGAAAAGGAGCGCATCAGAGTGATTGATGAGCGGTTGTGGTGGATTACTGATTTCTGCCGATTCCAATACGGAGAGAATTTGAATCCAAACAATCGCGCACACAATTCTGTACTAAACAGACTATCTCAACACAGTATATCCTATGGGGCATCTATGGGGCATCTATGGGGCATGGATGGGGTTAAAGACAAAGAGAAAGAAAAGGATAAGGATAAAGAGAAAGAAATATCTCTACTTGTAACGCACGCGAGAGAATTGCCATCTGTTGATGATATTCATCAGGAAATGAGGAGGTGGTGTTTCAATGCAGGGATGGCGCAGGAGCAATATCCATCTGATCTCCTGCAACTCGCTGAGAGATTTCTGAACCATTATGATGCGCAGGGATGGAGGAGGAGTAATGGAATGCACATTCACAAATGGCAACCATTGGTATCCACATGGATGCAAAAGGAAAAAACAACTAAATTCAAACCCACAACAACAGAGAGAAAATGGAAAAAATGATTGAGGATGTGCTGCTGGAGTTGCCAGCATACATCGGAGCAGAACCATATCCTGATACTGATGCAGGGCAGGATCAGATCATGAAACTCGCTGATTTCATCAGGAGGAATTTCAAAGCAAAAACAGCACAGATGCTGGAGCAGGCATTCGAGCAGGCAGCATCAGGTGCGCTGAGAGATGCGCAAGGAAACCTGATTTCGGTGAATACCTATGGAAAATGCATCGGCATTGATCTGATCGGCAGGATCCTGCAAGCGGTTGAAATCAGAGAGCAGCGAAAGGTGCGAATCAACAAACCAAAGGATGATACTCCAGCACTATCTCCGCAGCACCATCTCGATGAGTTGATTGATTATGTGCAGGAGTATGGACATATGCCTGCGCTCAGATTTTGGCGTGTAATCCACAATCTTCTCGCAAGTGAGGGAAAGATACCTGCAATCAGAGAAAATCGCTCAGAGCGCAAAAGAGGCACTCTCTCGCGGATGTTTGATGAAAACACAACAACTGCAATCAATGGTGAGGTGTATCGTGATGCAATTGCGAAGTATTTCAAATCAATCAATCTGCTGTGATATGGGAATTGATACAACAGAGATGCGTTTGAAGTTGGAGCATCTGAAAAAGCGCAGAGATGAGTTGAGTGATCAGATACTCGCAAGCACCAGCAATCATCAGCGATTTCTGCAACTACTCAGCGAGCAGAGGCAGGTGATGCTGGACATTCAAACAATTAACATCAAACTTGAAAACATTCGTTTGCGCAAACCGATAAACGGAACAAACGAAAATTCAAATATCGGTTACAGCTAAACGCAAATAGAATGAAGATACTTAATTTATACGCTGGAATAGGCGGAAACAGAAAGGAATGGAAAGATGCAGAAGTAACTGCCATCGAGTACAACCAAGAGATAGCAGATGTGTACAAGCAATTGCATCCAAACGATACTGTAATTGTAGCAGATGCACACGATTATCTCGCTAAACATTGGCGAGAGTTTGATTTCATTTGGTCATCACCTCCTTGTCAAAGCCATAGTAAGGTAAGAATGATGGCAAGCAAGTCAGGTAGTTATGATGCTGTTATGCCTGACATGAAGTTATGGGCAGAGATAATATTTCTTCAAAATTTCACAAAGAATACCGATATCAAGTTTGTTGTTGAGAATGTAAAACCTTATTACGATTCTTTTGTAAAACCAACTGCTAAACTTGGCAGGCATTTATTTTGGGCAAACTTTGATATACCTGAGATTGAGATAAAGGATGGACTAACGCATAATGAGAGAGGTTCTTCTTCAAAAGGCTATTTTGATTTGCGACCATACAAGATGAAGCATCGAAAAGATCAAATAATACGCAACTGCGTTGATCCAAATGTAGGTAAGTATGTTTTTGAGTGTGCTGTAAGAAAATTTAAATAACAAACCAATATGAACATAAAAGGAAAATTGAAAGTAAAATTCGAAACGCAGACATTTTCGAGCGGATTCGAGAAACGAGAATTTGTGATCACAACAGATGAGAAGTATCCGCAGGATATCAAATTCGAGTTGATCAAAGAGAAAACAGGAATCATCGAGGATGTGCCTGTTGGAGCGGAGTTGGATGTGCATTTCAACATCAGAGGAAACGAGTACAATGGCAAATATTACAACAATTTGCAATGCTGGAAACTCGATGTTGTTGAGGAGTTCACAGTACCTGCTCCAGCGAAACAAAAATCAGCAGCATCATCTGCACCTCTCATGGATATTGGAGAGGATGATTTGCCATTTTGATCTTGTCGTATCTTTACGAAATGATGATTCCAATCGATACAGCAGCCAGTTTGCGCATCAGCAATGATGGTACACAGATGAATTTGTATCGAGGAGTTGAGGTGGTTGCAACCATTGCTCATCCTTTCGGATGTGTATGGTTGCCATCATTCTCATCGTTAGGCATTTACTGCAACAATTGATTCATGGCAAAAAAGAAAGGGCAGGGAACGGAGAGAAAAATCTCAGAAACAGAGTTTGTTGCATTTCTCCGCAATAACGGAGGAGTATATTCTCGCACAGCAGATGCGATCACTCGGCATCTCAGGAAACTCACAGGAGATTCTGATGCCAGCTACTCGCGGCAGGCAGTCAAATATCGAGCAGAGCAATTGCCAGCAGAGGTGCTGGAGAGCATCGAGGATGAAACATGGGATCTCGTGGCAGGAGGATTGCAGGATTCATTGCAGAGTGATGATCAGGGAATCAAACTCAAAGCAGTTGCGCTGGGGATGAAGTATCTCGGATCAAAATATGGGATTGTTGAGCATACTGTGCAGACAACCAAGAAAATCAAAGTAATCATCGGCAATGCTTCGGAGAGTTCGGAATGATGCTCCAGCAGTTGTACGAGTTGGTGATGATGTTTTCCTCGATACATACAAACATCTCATTGATCATCCAGCATATCTGCATTTCCTGTGGGGAGGTAGAGATTCGGGAAAATCCACATTCATTGCACAACTCCTCATCCTCGAATGCCTGCGCTCGGATTACTTTCGGTGCATATTGGTGAAAAAGACATTTGAGAGCATTAAGGATGCGCAATGGCAAACCATCAAAGATGTGGTTGATGATTGGGGATTGCAGGAGTTTTTTCAATTCACCGAGAATCCGCTCATGATCAAATGCATCAATGGAAACAGGTTCATTGCAAGAGGTTGCGATAAACCTGAGAAACTCAAATCGATAAAGGATCCAACTGTTGCATGGTACGAGGAGGGCAACCAACTCACAGAGGATGATTTCATCACAGTATCCACAACTCTCAGGAGCAACAGGAAAAAGGTTGTGCAGTATTTCTCATTCAATCCCGAAGTGAAAGGAAACTATCGCGATCATTGGATGTGGAGGTATTTCCGCGACCATGTGCCAAATGGCACGCTCTCATTTGAGAATGAGATACAGATGCCTGTGGGAGATGGCAGCATCACCATCTCATACACATCAACGCACAGCACGTATCACGATAATCCATATTGCACAGATGAGCGGAGAGCGATGCTGGAATCACTCAAAGAGATATCACCATATTACTACCAAACATTCACTCTCGGCAAATGGGGAAACCGAGAGGTGAAATCCCGTTTCGCATTTGCATTCGATAGGGATAAACATATCGCGCATCCTGTGCTGGATGTTGCTGAGATAGTTTGGGTTTCATTTGATTTCAACGTGAATCCGATCACAGCATCTGTGTACCAGCATTATGATGGCATCCTGCGAGTGCTGGATTGCATCAAATTAGCAAACAGCGATATCTATGCGCTGTGCAATCACATTCGTGCAAAGTATGGGCATTGCACGCTGATGATCACAGGTGATGCGACAGGTAGGAACAGGAGTGCAATCACCAAAGGCAATCTCCATTACTATCAGGTAATACAGCAGGAGTTGCAACTGGGAATGCAGCAGATTCATGTTCCCACAGTCAATCCTCCGCTCGCGAAATCAGGATTGCTTGTGAATGCGGTATTGAGCAGATATCGAGTGGAGGTGCATGAGCAGAATGCATATCATCTCGTGTATGATTTCGAGAATGTGGAACAACTCGCAGATGGCACAATCAAAAAAGGAGATCGATCAGATCCAACGCAACAGGCAGATGCGCTGGATACGTTTCGATATTTTTGTGAGGTTGAGATGAAACAGTATATCACAATTGATTTCTGAAATGGGAAAATCAAAGAGAAAGAGAAGCAAAAAGAAATCCAGCAGGTTGATTGATATCATACCATTGGAGGGAGTTGAGGATACTCTTGGAAATCGAGAGGAAACGTATCAGGAGCGCATCCAGCGCAGGAAAAGAGTTGAGATGCAAATAAACCTTTCACCTGTACTGATGGCAGGTGATGTGTTGGTGCTGCACAATGATTGGTACATCAAAGAGGGAGAGCGAAAGAGAGAGGTGCTGGAGATAGTTGACAGAGGATGGTTTCTCAGAAAATTCATACCTCCGCAAAAAGTGTATCATCCGAATTGTTTTCTGAAACAGCACGTTGAGGCATTACCTCACGTATTCAAACCAATATCATAATGAGCAAAAGAGGCAGAAGCAAACGAGAAGCATTGAAAGCAGCAATGAAAGGAAAGCACGCGAGATGCCTGCGAGATATCAATCAGGTAATCAGAAAGGATGATTTGCTGGAGTATCGTATGGGATGCTACGTGAAAAAAGGAGAACCAATTGCAGAGATTCCTGTGCGCATTCCGATACTGTGGGGATTGTTCCGCATCAAAATCAAAGCATCAAACTATCTGCTCGCAGAGGCAGTTGAAACAAACCCGAAATACTTTGAATTGGTATGAGCGGAAAAACCAAAAGATTGGACAAAAAGACAGCAGCACAGGATGAGTTGCTCCAGCAGCAGATTGAGATCATGGTGCGCAGGCATTCAACTGATGAGCATAAATTTCGCAGAGATATTCGCAACCTCATCAAATTGCGAGATGGGCAGATGAGATGCAGGTGCAGAGATGAGATTCTCGATTCGATTCCCGATATTGCACATAATCATATGATGATCATCAAAAAACAACTCACAGATTGAAAATAAAAACAACAGAGATATTCAGCAGAATCATTGATCCAACAGATGCGATGATTTTGAAAATTGCCAGCGAGCGGAGCAACTCCATTCATTGTGATTGCAGTTTGCCATTCCTGAGAGCGAAAGACAACAGATGCAACATTTGCGAAAAACAAATCAGGAACATATGAAGGTGCTGGAATTGTTCGCAGGCAGCAGGAGCATCGGCAAAGTTGCTGAATCATATGGGCATCAGGTGATATCTGTTGATATCAATGCATTCGATGGTATTGATATGGTAATGGACATACAGGAGTTGCAGTTGAGTGATTTGCCATTTGTACCTGATATGATATGGGCATCACCTCCATGCACAACATACAGCATCGCTGCCATCTCTCACCATAGGGATGGGCAGAAACCGAAAACTCCATTTGCAGAGAAATCAGATGCGCTCAATATCCATTTGCTGCTGTTGATTTCGCAGATGCTGGAGCGCAATCCTGCTGCTGTGTTTTACATTGAGAATCCGAGAGGGATGATGCGGAAAATGGATTTTATGCAGGGCATTCCGAGAACAACCATCACTTACTGCTCATATGGAGATGATCGGATGAAACCAACTGATGTATGGAGCAACAACATCCGCTCGATATTCAATCCAGCAGGATGGCAACCGAGAGCGATGTGTTTCAATGGAAACAGGAATTGCCATCATCAACCTGCTCCTCGTGGATCTGCAACAGGTACACAGGGGAGAACAAACAATTATGAGCGGAGCAAACTACCTCCGCAACTCTGCATTGAGGTAATTGAGGCAGCAGCGAACAGGCAGATGATAGATGAATCATCCAATGCGCTGGATCCTGTGGTTGCATCTCTGTGGAGGTACATACAAAGTGATTGATCATGCCGTACAAATCGAAAGCACAGATGAAGTATCTGCGAGCAACCAAACCTGCGCTCGCAGCGAAATGGAGCAAAAAGTATCCAACCAGCAAAAGATTGCCATCAAAGGTGAAACCAAAAAAATGATGCTCACATACATTGATGTGGGATTGCATAAAGATGCGCGAGAGATGGAAATCATGCTGCATCTGTGTGATGAGTTGGGTATCAATATGATTGCATACGGATACGAGGCACATCCAGCATACTGCCATCGATTGCAGCACCTGTACAGGAATCATCACAACATCAACATCATCAATGCTGCTGTATGCGATCAGGAGGGAGTTGTACCTCTGTTTCTTTCTCCAGCATCAAATGGTGAGGGAAACAGCATCTATGCATCAAAAAATAACGTGATCAGCAGGAGCATTGATGTTCCAGCAGTAAGGATGAGCGATGAGTTGCAGCGCATTGATATCGGTGATTTCGTGATACTGAGATGCAACATCGAGGGAGCGGAGTTGCAGATGATGAGTGATCTGATCACAACAGGAATGCACAAACATATCGATGTGTGGTGTGGAGCATCGAGTGATATTCCAAAGGTTGAGGAGATACGAAACGAGATGCGGAGGTATCAGCAGATGCTGGATGATGCTGGAATTTATTTCCAGCTATTTCACGCAACTCATCTGAGAGCAGAGCAGAATGCAATGGTTAAGTGGATGAGGCAGTTGCTCATCAATACCTCCTCCAACCATACAGCACATCAGGGAGATTCCTGAATTGCATTCCCATCTGATGCATCCGTTTCCACAACTCCACATCCTGCGCTCTCCTGCACTCGTGAGCGTATCCTCCAGCATCTCTCCATGCTGATTGCCTAATGGCAATGGTTGCGTGATTCACGATCCAATACCTATACTCTGCACTCTCTCGGAGCGGAGGATTCTCTGCGTGATCAGTTGTGAGGATTGGAGTGCGGTTGATGTCACCATCTCTGAATGCGAACAATTGACAACCGACAACATCTGCATCAGGATGCTCCTCAATGTATGATGCCTGTTTCGCAAACCTATCAGGAGAGCAAACATCATCAGCATCCATGTGGATGATCCATTCATTTGATGCTGCTCGATGCGCAATATTGAGAGATGCTGCCATTCCTGAGTTGAATTTGTTCCTGATGATTTCGCAATCCTGAGAGATAATTCGCAATGCGCTCAATGTATCAGGGTGAAATGAACCATCATCCACAATGATGATGTGATCGCAATGCTCCTGCATTTGAATGCACGCAAATGATTCCAGCAAATGATGCGCTGGAACATTGAAAACAGGCATCACGCAGGTGAAATTCAACTGCTCGTGATGTGGTTTGCGAAATACAGAGTTTCAGGATCCTGCTCCAGCAATGGGTTTGGTTTGATTGCCATCACTCTCTGTGTGATATCATCAATGCGCTCATCTGTGCATTCCAAATCCAGCAGGTGCATGATGCGTGAGATGATCAGCGTAGGATCACTTTTGATCATATCCATCTCGAAAACCAAATCTGCAACATCTTTCCATTTCTCTGCGTGCAGGAATGTGTTGAATTTCTCTCTCGCTGGAATTGGTTTGTGGAACGCTCTCAGGAATGATGCATCAGCAGCATCATAATCTCGCGTTATGGTGAGAGTTACATCCGCAGCAGCATACAAGCCATCAGTATATCCATGCACCTTGTGAATGCATACATCTGTGCTGTAATCAATCACATCACAATCACTATGTACTGTGATGCTGCATCCATCATCCTCAAAAATGGTGCGCACAGCATTATACAACCATGTTGATCCTGTGCGATAATAGCTGCCGATTGCTATTCTCATTTTCGTGTTCCAATCGTGAGGAACAAATCACCATGCTGCACAGTTGTTGCACCATCAGCAAAGTATTCTGCGAGTTTGAGGCAGCATGATCCCCATGATTTCTCATTTCGAGTGACAGCAATCAATTTCGTTCCAGCAGGAATCACATCATACGGAACAGATCCCTGTACTGCGATGATGAGATTATGTTTGTGTTTCAAAGCATCTGCGCTGGATGTATCAGCAACATGGAATCTCCTGCTGTATCCTTTCACATTTGATTTCGCAGCAGCAACCATCTCGCTGGAGTTACTCACTCCATGATATTTGCTCACTCCTGCATCTTTCAATGCGGCAGCAATCTCTCCTGTTCCGCAATCAATCTCCAGCACACCATCAGCAGGATCGAAATCCTCGCGAGTTGTGATGTTCTCAATGATAGCTGTAACGATACCTAATTCAATCAAATCTTTCATTTCTGTGTTGTTTAAAGTTTCCCAAAATTAAGGCAAAAAAAAGAGAGCATCTCTGCTCTCTCTCTGTGCTGTTGTTTGTTTTCAATTTAAAATTCACATTATATACTACCTAACCAATCTATACGATTATCTAATTTCAATTCTCCATTATCTAATACACCAAAAAGCATCCCTAAACGGGTTGTACGCTTACGATCTTCAGTTACCTTAATTGAGATAACTCCGAATCCGCTACGCTTAACCTCTACAATTTTCACATTTGGAAATTGTTTTCTAACTGTTGCTTTAATTGTACTTAGGTGCATTTCTCTGTGTTTTTTTGGGTTTGTTTAACTGATAACAAGTGCGAATATATAGAAAATATATAAACCACAACACGAAATCTGCAATTTATTTCAAATCAATTCCGAGATGTATCTTTGCTGTATGAGTTACCAATACGAAACAACCTGCGCTGAATGCTATCGATACACGATACCATCATGCCCAACAGATGCGTTTGAATTGCCAACAGGATTGATGGCAGGCACAGAGGCATCATGGAGAATCACAGACAAATTCGGAAACATTTGGAAAGGCAGCAGCATCATTGATGCAGATGGATTCATATCCATTCCTGTTGATGCGTTTGAGGATGGAACATTCAATCCTTATGCTGGCATTTTCAAATTCGAGATCACCATGATCGGAGAGGAGGGATCAGTGATATGTGATGGAATTGATGTGAGCATCTGTGGCAGAGATTATGCCTGCATTGCGTTTGATGTAGCAAACATCACTCAGGTTGAAAGCACTCCATCAGGAGGAGGTTACGGAGAGGAATGATCATCGCAACCTCTCTGATATGCACCTGCATTCATGCGGTGATGGTATGGGATGGAATGATACTCCAGCAGTTTGGTGATTGGTTGCAGGATAAATTGCCAGCATACATCCACAAACCTGCATTCTCCTGCCTGCCATGCATGGGATTGTGGTATGGCATTGGAGCGTGGTTGATGTGTGCAAATGCTGATCTGATCAACAACCATCTGCTGATTTCTCTGATGGGATTACCTGCTCCATCATACGGATTGCTCACATCTGCGCTGGCAGTATCAGGCATCAATTGCATCATCCTGCTGTTGATATCAGGAGTGCGAGCATTGCAAGGGATAAACGAAACAAACGAAATAAACGCACTCTGATGCATTACCATCACGTTATGAGCAGCAATGGATGGCAGAAATCCAAATGCTCTCCATGTCAGGGCAACAGCAAAGCGATATACACACATCCAGCGAAAGCAGGAGAGAAAGTTGTGATCTACAAAATCAGCAAAGTATTCCGATACCTGAAGAATGGGAAACAGATATCAGGAGGATCAATTGACCATTTACAACATCAACATTTCATATGAGCAAAAAACAACCATTCAGAGAGAGATTACTCAAATTGATAAACAGGAATGCAGCGAAACTTGTACCTCCGCGACAGGCATTCCCAAATTCAAAGCACGTAATCAAACCAGCATTCAAATCGGGCAACATTTGGTATTATGAATTTGATGATGTTTTCAATCTGCCATATCAGAGAGGGTTGCAGGCAATT